ATCATAAATTTCTAAAAAATGAACATAAGGTAACTGTCCATACCTAGATTGTAAATCACTAGGTGATTTTAATATATCCCCACCATCAGTAATTATAGCATGTATACCTTTAGGAAATCTTTTAGTAAATTTCACATTTAATTCATGGACAAGAACTCCTTTAACCGGAACTTTTCCAGTTCTTTCACCATGAATAAAAGGGTATACAAATAATTCCTGTTCTGAAGTTTCCGGTACGTCTCTAAATTTAGAACCAAAAGTATCAACAACCCAGTCTTTAGTTTTCAATTGACTTTCTAAAGACCAACTGGAATCCTCCATAATAGCTGCTGAATCTTCAAACAACATATTAAAAGGAGGGATAACATCAATGAAGGCATCACCTGGTTTAACTGTAAGCCGTTCGGGTGCTTGCTGGATACCCTGTAATTCCATAAATTGTTCAAGCAACTCAGTTTCTATATCTTGAGCATCAACTTGAATTTCATTACCTAAAGTTGCATCCCATCCTATTTTCAAAAAAGCAGATGAACATATAGATTGCCAGAAAGCTATTCGTATTAACTTTTGGGGCATGCCCAATAAATCCCAATAAGCTATGCATAATTTTCTGGAAGTTTCTGCAACAGAAATATCTTCCTGATCTGCTGTAGCAGGAATGACATCCCAAACATTACTAGTTTGTACCAATTGTGAAACATTACGTCTTACAATAGGGAGCATTAAATTAGAAACTAATCTAGCCTTCCAGGGATGTTTTAAATGTGAAGATTTAAATCGTTGATTTTTACTATCAAAATCCACATTTTGAAATCCACGTACCCATGCTAAATTAAGCATCCAAGAACGATAACGATCTGTCATCGTTTCGGTACGCCTTCTAAACTTGTCAAGTATAAAATCCTTAACAGAGTCCTTTTTCCCCTTTTTAACATTCAACAAAAGAGTCATTAAGACCCTCCCAATATATCGTCTATGTCCATATCTTTTTCCTGACGACCCTCTGGGTCGTCAACTTCTGGGCCATCAATAGGAGGAAACATAGATTGTTGTTGGGGTGAATTGACTAATTGGTTCATTAACTGAGTTGATAAATTAGCAAATTGATTTGTTAATTGTTGCATATCCTTATATACATTTTGACGGTTAGGGTAATATCCCATAGTCCAACCTATAATTAATGAAACAATTGCAATTATTGCTATTTCCATAATTCCTTCCATAACCATTCTGGTATTTCAATAACTACCTCAACAGTATCTTCTAATACAGGAGATATTACTTTAGTATCCTTAACAGGTACATCAAATTCAATAAGATTAGGAACCTTTTTATTAACAATACCTAGTCCTATACTACCTTTAGCGTAAGTTAATCCATCTCTTTCATAAACTATAAATTGACAGGAAGTTAAAAAGAGGCTTAAAATTATAATTACAAACTTTTTTCCCATAATTACTTCCTTTTCTTTCTTTTAGGTTTCTTAACCTTAGGTTTCTTAACCTTAGGTAATAATAACTTGTAATCAGTTTTATGGGGCACCAAAAAAGCCTCCAATTAGTGAAAATAGATCAAAAAGAAATTGTTGAATTAACTGAAGTAACAAATCAATAATATTCATTACAAATCTCCCATAGCCGTAGGATCAAAAGTGACTCTACCAATATGACCCACTGGCACACCATAATGAACCCATGAGGAATAACCAGCCTTCTTTGATTTAATACAAAAGTCGGCATCCTCACCTACTAAATAAGTTCCAAAATGAGATTGTTGACCTAATATTATAGCTTCTAATAACATTTCTTTAATAGCTTTTACATTACCTTCTTTAAGTTCTTCAGCAATAAAACTTTCTACTTCATGTTTAAATCCAGGTCTCTCTGCTCTATCTGTAGTAAACCAAATTGGTTCTTTATCAGTTTCTTCTTTAATTGCTTCAAAAACTTCTTTCTTTATTAAAGTAAAAGCTGTACCACAAAAATCTACTTCTCTTGGTTGACCTTCTTTCAAATGTTCTGCTATGATACTTGCAGACTGGCCATTAAATTTATGTGCTACTTGATAAGGATAACCTCTCTTTAACATTACAGCAGAAATAATAGGTTTATCTGCATCAATTAATTGTTGTATACCCTCAATTGAAAATCTATTCATATCATCATCAACCATCAAGATATGAGTAAAATCTGGCTGAGTTAGATAAACACTTCTTACAATATTATTTCTGGCATAAGGTAACAGTGTCCCTGACACTGTTACATAACTAATAATTTTTCCACTAATTACTAGTTTAACAATACAATCAATGAAATCAGGTTCCGGATTCCCTAAAGAACAAAACCCTACTACAATTCTCTGTTCTTTCAGAACAGAGATTCCTGCTCCTCCATCCTTTCCTCCAATTTCTGTCTTGGTGTCATCTTTTCGTAATAACTTTCCATTTGATCTCTGTCTTGCCATTTAGGGTGCTCTCTTGCTATATATCTCCAACAATCCATTAAATGATTTTTTCTTCTTATCGGGTCTTCTATAGGTTCATTTTGTCCACGTCTAGTTGCAGTAACAGGACGAGGTCTATAAGATCTTCTTTCATCAAAGAAATTTACCAAAGTATCAAAAAATACTATACCCGAATCAATTGGTTCAGAGCCGGTAGGCCCTGAACCAATAGGCTCTAACCAAAATCTACAATCTTCAAGTCCAGGTCTAACTGCATTATCAGCAGGAGTACATACCAACCCAAATCGACTATACAACTGACTAATAATACTTTCTTCACCTGCTTCAGAACGAGACCTACTTTTGGGATCAATAAGTCTAGTAATAATTTCCTCAGGTTGGTGTGTCTTCGACACACCAATAGATTCATCAATTTCCCAAACATAATGTTTAAAAGCTACTGATAAATCTTGATTTAATTTAAATCCTTCAGATTCTTTAATCTTTCTGGCAACCTGCCATAATGGTTCATTATGTAAATACAATTCTCTATATCCATATGCCCTATCATCCGGTCCCACAGCAATCCAAAGAACAGCACAAGTACGGATACCTGGGTCAATCGCACACCATTTGGGCCAATCATAAGGTATGTCAAAGGATTTGATTATGTGCTTAGTATCAACCCAGGCTCCGTAAATTAAACCAGTAAGCCTTCGAGCCCTACCATAAAATCTATACTCTAAAGTTTCCTGACTCCACTTACTTTTTAAATATTCTACAGCATCCTTTTTAAGATAAGGATTTAATTCTGTATTAAGCCGAGTAAGAAAAACATGAGGATCATCCCTCTCAGCCATCATCTCTAATTCCATTATCCAGTCATAGCTCTCCACTAATGTCGCTGAAATAGAGAATGTTCCACTCGTTGCTAAAGTTCGTGCTTCTAATTCCTCCCATATATCAAACGGGATTTCCTCATCAATATAAAAGTAATCAACCGCTGCCGCTTGAAATTTTGCTCTCTGTTCGCCCTTTGCCGAAAGAAACTGAATTAATGTTTTGTATCCATCTTTTCGTTTAACCCACATATGAGTAGGTAATCTATGCCCAGGGACTCTAGGTCCTTCACTGATAAGGTCCCAATCGGGTATAATATTTTTAAGGTGTCTATAAATTCCATTAGTTATCAGAGAATACTCTGGAGCTATTATCCATATTTCAACATCCCTTCCACTAATGTTTACATCAGTGTATAAATTGCGACCCCTGGCATTAATGGCACAATCAAATGCTGCTGCATGGCTTTTTCCAGACTGATTTCCCCCAAAAAGTAACCTTATTTTTGATCTACTTTTATGGTAATCGGTTTGATTATGTCCTTCTTCATTACTAGGTTGGTATTCATTAATTGCATGTTTTTGTCTACGTTGAAATTCTAATAGTACTTCAGCATCAGTCATCCTTTAACATTCCCATAAAAGAAGAATCAATAATTATTGCTAAATATCTTTCCCCATACTTTAATAAACCCAAAATAGATGAATGACTACCATGCCATATTACATTATTATTTAATACCTCATTATCACCTACTACATCTTTTTCGTAAGCCAAGACACAATTATTATAACGAGTTTTTAATTCATCCCATAATTCTTCATCTGTAAAAGTTTCAATCATTACTTTTCGGTATCGAAAGATGGCAGTCTCTTTACAACATCTTTTACCAATGCTAATAGTTCCTCATCATTCATTGATTTTACGTTAGTTTCAATCTTCTTAGGAACTGCAATTTTAATAATTTCAACATTGATTTTGTCTAAAGACACCATAGTCTGAATTGCCTTAAGATGTAGGCCATGGCCTACATCTTCAGTACCTGAATCTAAAACATCCTCAATACATTGTATACATTTAGCCCTCAACCTCTCAGGAATATTATACCGAGGATTCCTTAATAGCCTGTTTATAAGGTCGAAATCACCCTCGGTCTTTAGTGATGAACCATCACTAACAGTATTTAAAACTAAAGAATTCATAGCCCATTACTCACTCTGCAATGCCAATGACAATATTTGGATGTTCCTGTAACAAGACCCATTCTTTACCAAAATAATTAACAACTGCTGTCGTCAAAGGTTCTAATCTTTTCCAAGTTTCCCTACTCATTTCTACTTTGTAGCTATTATGAGCATTATCAATAAACTTATGGTGCCTTTTTAAAGCACCAGGATGCTCTATTGTTAATTCAATTTTTTCCAGTATTACTTGGAGAATCTTCAAATCCTCTTGTTTTTTCATTTTTATTAAATCCATATCCATAACTCTCTGCTAAACTCTCCACATCTCTCTTTAATTGATTGTTCTCTATAGTTTTCCAATCTAAATTATAGAGGCTCTTGCCGCTACTCCTATTAAGAACAATCGCAGTAGTAATACTTTCTATAGCTATTCTGGGATACTCTTTTAATAATAACTGATTCCAGTGTAACCAATAGTATAAAGATTTTTGGAATCTTCCTTTTATGTTCTCAAGTCCTGGCAGGTACTTGAGCACATAACTCAAGTAACCTGAAGATTGTTCCCAGAAATTTTGACCTTCTATGCTTGCTATTACATTGTAGGGATGGCGGACTAAATGAATTATCTTTATATCGGGGTAGCGATTAAAAAGTCTGGTATGGGGCATTGCTAACCAAGATACTTCACTCTCTCCCCCTTGGGGGAGAGATTCGCCATTCCAAGTGTGTATAAAATGTATTTCATGGTTAATGCCCAGCATGCTGGCCATTGACATTGTACCACTTCGTTGACAAGCTACTACTATAAGCATTTTATAAGCATTTTATAAGAACACATCCAATGTTCCTAGTGGATAACCATTAGTCTCAGTCAATATGACTGAGATAGATATCACAAGAAGTTCTATTATTATTATAACTAGGGTACTAGCTATTATTATAACTATTATTATAACTAGGGTACTAGCTATTATTATAACTATTATTATAACTAGGGTACTAGCTATTATTATAACTATTATTATAATTAGGTTACTAGCTATTATT